AAACAATTGGCAGGAGCATATGATAATGTGAAACCATTACCTCCATCATATTTTGATACTAAAAATTTTAAGCATCGTGTTGATGAAGAAGAACCACCCTACCAAGATTGGAGTCAATGAAATTATCACAAGAAGTTATTGATCAAATCCAAGAGGCCATGAACCACACCAAAATGAATGGTGATGAGAATTGGAAAGATGGAGATGAACTTGAAGTATGTTTAGCAGGTACTTTTGCTGCTGACAAGTTTATTACGATTATTAATCGACGTACAAACCCCCGCCCTCAAGCAAAATGAGACTTGGTGTTATGTGTTCTGGCAACGGAACAAACTTCGAGAACATCCTTCGCACCTGTAATAAGGATGAAGTTGTGTTAATGATACATAACAAAAAGAAATGTGGTGCAATTAAAAGAGCAGAAAAGTTTGGCATAAACCATTGCTATGTTAATGCCAAAGAAGAAGATCATATGATAAAACTATTTGAGACATGGAGAGTTGATCTCATAGTCCTTGCTGGATATATGAGAGTGATTAAAAATCCTGCTGCTTTCCCTGCTCCTATCATCAATGTACATCCATCATTACTACCTAAGTATAAAGGATTGAGTGCAGTTGAACAGGCAATGGAAGCAGGTGAGAATGTCACTGGGTGCTCAGTTCATTATGTCAATGAAGAATTGGATGGAGGTGAAGTAATAATGCAAGGAGAAGTTCCTATACTACCAGAAGATACAGTGGAATCATTGACCAAGGCTATTCAAAGAAAAGAATATGCCATACTACCAGCAGCAATTGAACATGTTAAGCACAAAGTACAGACTTCAACTCACTGATATCCTATGCAGGATTATCACAACTGATGGTGTTCCTGTTACACTAGAAGAACGTGTATGGATGAATAAGTTGATTGAACACAACGCATCAGCACGGTCTATCCATGATGAAATGTTAAAAGAATAGAAAACTGTATCGTATGTTACAAACCTACTTGACTATATAGTATTACTGTGTTAGTATTAACACAACGTTCGACCCTTAGGGGTTGCAAGTAAGTCGCGGAACGGAGCGTTCATCCCATGATACCTCTTCTAGCATCTACTGTTTTACTCACCTGTGATTATTCAAAGGAACTTATATCTAATATAAGACCTTCGTTACTTTCAGATGAGGTGATGACTGAAGTTATTCAGTCTATCAAAGACAGTAGTGAGAAGAACTGTGATTGGGACGCAAACGACTGAAGGAACGGATTAAAAACCCTACTACTTCAGGAGTAAAACTAATGGCGAAAGTCACCTATCGGGGTGTCGAGTACGACACTTCAGAGTACAACAAAAAAGTACTTAATGAAGCTCAACAGCATCGTAACCATGATTTAATGTATCGTGGACTTAAAGTTTCTAAGAAACTTGCTGCTGTATAACATCTGACTTACAGATACGCTAAAGGGGGCTTGCAGGCCCCCTTTTTTTGTGCTAATATATGTTAGTGATAAATACCATATGGACAAAGAGAAACTAAAACTAATTGTCAGGAATCTTAAACTCTTAGTTGATTCATTAGAGTCTGAGGTTCATGCTGATGATCTAGGAGTAAATCCAATTCCTGAATCAGTAGAATATTCTACACCAATTCATGATTATGATGAAATTTTTGAGGATGATTGATGGATAGTAAGACCAGACAATATGCATTGTCTTTATTACTGAAGACTTTTGGGAACACCCATGAGAATAGAGCTATCTATGAATGTGCTGATGAGTGGTGCAGTAAACAAATGACGACGAGTGGAATAGTTTCATATTTTAAAGCGTACTACGGTAAGTATGAAAGACAAGAAGGCAGCAAAATTAATCATCAAGAGGGCAAAGGAACATCCTGAACTGTATAGTAAAGAAGAAGTAAGATTCGCTAAAACCTTTAGAAAACAACTCAAACTTGAAAAGAAACAACATGAACGTGAAGTTAGTGAGCGTAACTCCAGAAGCAGAAAAGATGATGGGGTACGTAGCCAGAGTGAGCAACCCAAAGAACCAAGACAATCCAAACGTCAGTGGTTTGTTGGGTTATTGCATAAAGCACGGGCATTGGTCCGTCTTTGAACAAGCATTTATGACTCTAGAGATTGAAACTACTAGAGGATTAGCAGCTCAGATACTAAGACATAGATCATTTACATACCAAGAGTTTTCTCAAAGGTATGCTGATAGTAGTTTACTTGGTGAAGAGATTCCTTTACCAGAACTACGCAGACAAGATAAAAAGAATCGTCAGAATAGTATTGATGACATTGGTTCTTTGTTACAGAAATGGTATAATTGGAGAATGGATAGACATTTTAAGTGTGGTATGAATTTATATAAAAAGATGCTTGCTGATGGTATAGCAAAAGAGTCTGCTAGGTTTGTATTACCTCTTGCTACTCCTACTAAAATCTATATGACTGGTAGTGTAAGGTCATGGATACATTATATTAACTTACGTTCTGGACATGGAACACAGAAAGAGCATATGGATATTGCAAATGGATGTAAGGAAATATTCTCTCAACAATTCCCAGTAGTGGCAGAAGCCCTTGCTTGGGTCTAAATAACATCACATTATTAATTTCTATGGCAACTTACCCTGTAGTTAACACAAAAACTGGTGAACAAAAGGAAGTCGTGATGAGCGTTCATGACTGGACTCAGTGGTGTACTGATAATCCTAATTGGTTAAGAGATTATTCTGACCCATCTACCCTTCCTGGATTTGGTGAGGTGGGTGAATGGAAAGATAAACTCATTAATAAGAATCCTGGATGGGGTGAAGTCCTCAAGAAGGCCGAAAAATCTGGAGGCATTAATGCGAGACTAGCCAAAAAAGGTATTGGTACAACACAGGGGGACGATTAGTATGCCAAGGAAGAAGAAGGGTGATGATCCCATTGGAGTTGGACTGACTGCTAAGCAAATGAGAAGGAAAAAACCAATCAATGCTGATTTACTTGTTGACATTGACCCTCTTACACCCAATCAAGAGAAGTTCTTTAAAGAATATGATGCTGGAAAGCATCTTTTTGCTTATGGATGTGCTGGTACAGGTAAGACATTTATTGCCCTATACAAAGCACTTAAAGAAGTCCTTGATTTAGATACACCATACGAAAAGATTTACATCGTTCGTTCTCTTGTTTCTACACGTGAAATTGGTTTCCTACCTGGAGATCATGAGGATAAGTCTTATCTTTTTCAGGTTCCATACAAGAAGATGGTGAAGTATATGTTTCAGATGCCATCTGATACAGACTTTGAAATGCTTTATGGTAATCTTAAAACTCAAGAGACTATGACGTTCTGGAGTACCTCATTTATCAGAGGAACTACATTAGATAATTCAATTGTTATAGTTGATGAATGCCAGAACTTGAATTTTCACGAGTTAGATAGTATAATAACTAGGGTAGGAGATAATACTAAAATTATTTTCTCAGGTGACGGAGTTCAAACAGATCTTCGTAACAACCATGAACGCGCTGGCCTAGGTGACTTTATGAAAGTTATTTCTATGATGGAATCCTTTGCTACAATTGAATTCGGTATCGATGATATTGTTCGTTCTGGTTTGGTTAAAGAATACATCTTAGCAAAGAACTCTTTAGGTATGTTATGACCTTTGATCATTGTAATTTTCTCGGTGACATTGAATTAGAAAAAAAGGAAACACCTGGTTGTAGACTCTATCAAGTCCCCAATGGTGAGTGGGTTCCTTCAATAACTTCTGTTACTAGTTTCTATAATCGACACATCTTTGCCAAATGGCGTAAGAGAGTTGGAGAGGAAGAAGCGAATCGAATTACTAAGAAAGCAACTACTCGTGGTACTGATTACCATGAGGCAGCACAGGCTTACTTAGAGAATAAAGACTTGGAATGGAATAACTTCCTTCCTGCTACACAATTTATGTTCCATCATGCTAAACCTTACCTTGATAAGATTCAAAATGTTCATGCAATCGAACGTACTCTCTACTCAGAGTATCTTGGCATTGCTGGTCGTGTTGATTGCATTGCTGAATATGAGGGTGAACTAGCAGTCATAGACTTTAAGACTTCTGAAAAGATTAAACCAGAGAAGTGGTTGGAAAACTATTTCGTACAAGAAACTGCATACGCATGTATGTATTATGAGTTGACTGGTATACCTGTTAAGAAACTTATTACTATGATGGTAACCCCAGGAGGAGATGTAAAAGTATTTGACAAAAGGAACAAAGACGAGTATATTAAGCTATTAGTAAAGTACATTAAGAAATTTGTCTCCAATAATCTCCAGTCTCATGGTAATGGATAAAGAACTAAACGCAGTACTAGAAAAGAAATTCCTTTGCCCTTCAAAGTTTGCACAGGACATTGAAAAGTTAGTACATGAAAATGATTCACTCAATTACATTGAAGCAATCATTGTATACTGTGACCAGAACACGATAGAACTAGAGTCAGTACCTAAACTTTTATCGAAACCTCTCAAAGAGAAACTTAAATACGATGCACAAGAGTTGAACTTTTTAAAACGCACATCCCGTGCGAAATTGCCGATTTAGTTTCATAAAAGCTCCAAAAAA